TGGCGTTTCTGGTGAAGGTGTTCCTGACTGGGTGGATTTACCATACATGAAAAACTCATCAAAAGCATAATCTACGGAGTCTTGAATCAAATGCGTTTCTTCTTTACTTTCTGACTTTATTGCTAACTTATCAACAATGCTGTCAACACTTTGTGCTGCATAATCTGCTGATTGTTTTGCACTTTCTTCTGACTTCTTTGCTTCCATTTCTGAAACTTTTGCATTTGCTTCAGATAACTTGGTGGCTTCTACTGATTTTTCTGCATTTGTTTCACTTTGCTTCGCATTTACTTCTGATTGTTTTGAAGCATTTTCACTTCTTTTTGCATTTGCTTCAGAAGATGCTGCATTCGTAGCACTTCGACTCGCAGCTTGCGCTGAATTGCTTGTTGACACCGAATCCTGCTTTACTTGTTCCGCTAACTTTGTAAACTCTTCTGAATGGTCATATCTTAAACTCTCTAACCATTCCTGTTCTTTACCTACAAAGCCATTTTCAACAGCTAACTCATAAGCTGATTTACCATCTTTCCCATCAAACTTACCTGCATCAGCATCATCTCTTACTGACTGGGCTATCTTATTTGCTTCATCAATCTGCTTAATAAGTTTTGCATACAAGTCTTCAGGTGGCTGTATAGGTGGTTGGCCTTGTGGATTGTAACCGCTTTTCACAAGTTTCAATGTTGCAGGTATTGTTGTGTTTCTTTTACTTCCATCTTTTACACCAAACAAGCTTACATTCCAGATTCCTTCTTCCATATCAGGTGGAATCATACCAGCATTGTTTTTGTCCAACAAAATATTTACCGTCTTATCTGCTCTTGTGATTTGAGATGTAAGCGTATATCCTTCCCAGTCAGATGATAAAGCAAATCCAAAAGGGATAGCATTGATACTGTCTGTAGGAATCGTATAATCACTATCTGACGTATAATGTTTTACTTTGTTTTTGTCTACCAGAAATATCATTTCATTAACCTCCTTTCTGGAATCACCAGAAGCCATTAGGATTGATTGCAATGTTTTGCCTTATATTTTTATAGGCGTTATAAACAAAATCAATACTGAGACTTCTGGTAACTTCTGGCATATTATTCTTCTGGATATGGTAGCGCATCTTCACCCGTAGGTGGTACTGAGAAACTATCTTCAAGCAACTGCCTTTCCAAAGCAATCTGTTTGAGTTCCTCTTCAACCTCTGCATCAGATAATTGGTGCCATTTCTTCATGTATGTCTTGCGGCTCATCACTTTAGAATCAACCTCAGATAAATCCATATTCTTTTCTTCTGTCTCATCTTCAGGTATTGGTATATTCTGTACTACCTTTACTTCATATGCTACTGGAACCAAAGCATTGTCTGTATATTGTTTAATGCAGTTTGGATAAACCATAGAACCTTCAACGATTATGTCAATTACCTCTCTTATTCCAGCTCCCCACATTTTCATCTTTTCTTTGCACCTTACAATTAAAGGCCAGTAAATAGCTTTAAGTGCTTTGCCTGATGTAATTGAACCTATCATTGTCTCAAGATTTATATTTGGCATATCCAACTGCTCATATGATGTCGTTTTAATTCTCTCTAGTGTAGTCTTTAAACTCTCACTAAAGTTCATACTTGGTTCAAGCATACCAACTTGTGGAGAAGAGCTTTCCAAGTTCTGGTCTGACATCAAATCCCAGAAAGAGCCAGCTGATGTTGACAGCTTCTTCGTTGAATTGCTATCCATATCAACTGTATATCTTACTGGGTTCATTGACTTTCTTTCTGCATCAATATCAGAGTTAGAAAGCTTTGAGAACCATTTCTCATACTCAAGAATATTATCAATTTCTGACTCACCAGATTCTTCACCAGATAAGCCATCATTTATAAATACTACAGCCGGTATTCTTTTAAGCATTATCTCCTGATAAGCTGTCACTTCTTCAAGTTCTACACCTGTACCATCATACAGTTTTTCTTCAAGATATACTTTACCGTCATCACTTACTTCATACTTCTTTTTAAATACTTTCTTTTCACTCAGTGTTACAGATTCTTTAAGTATTTCAAAGCATACAAACTTTGTTAGTACCTTTGAACTTCCGGGCTTTGTTTCATATATGAACTGTGTACTTGGAAGAAACGTGATTGTCACTCCGTCTTCTTCGTTGAAATTTACCAGTGCTGCTACTCTTTTACCAATAAAGCAATCTTTTGCACCTTTAAGCAGACTGTCTCCGAAGTTATTCTTATCTAAGATTGTTTTTACCAGCTCATCTAAATTTGATATATTTTTCTTTGCCTCATCTGTTGCTTTGCCTACATCACCTTTCGATTCAATAATGATATCTGGTGTTTCAGCAAATAAGAACCTTGCTTCTTTATCAATTAATGAAGCAGAGAGTTTATACCTTAAAGTTGCAGGTACATAATCTCCATTGGAACCTTCTGGTATAAACCTAACACCTTTTCTATATGCATCATAATACTTACATATCTCAGTAAGTTCCGTCAAAGCCTCACTTGATGAACCTTCAATCTCTTCACTAATAAGACTATATGGAATTTTATTGAAAGCTGTATAAACTTCTGTAGACTGTCTTTCTTGTTGTGCCATATTCTCTGCTTCAGTCAACATTTGCTTTCCTCCTTAAATTAAAATTACCTCACCATCTGGCTTTATTCTGTCTGATGTCAACATCCATCCTTCGTAGTCAAAGCAGTAGTATTTACCATCAATCATACGCAACTCATTATGCGCATAAGTATAACCCTCTAACATGTACCACCACTTAGAATCTTGCAATACCCATCCTTCGAGGTATTTACCAAATATCCATCCATCAGCTGTCTCAAACCAAGGAGCACCTTTGTAAAAGCACTTCCGGATTGGCTGCACTTGCTGACCTTCGTGATATCTCTTACCTGTGTCAACTCCATCTGGGCTCTTCCGGATGATAAGCGAAGATGCTAGTACCTTAAGACCATGCATACCACTCTTAACCTCTTTAAGTTCTGTGACAGCTGCTAACGGATTGACTTCCGCTTGCCATGTCTTTTTGAAGTTCTCGAAGGTACCATACTGCTGCTTTAGAATACCGGTACCACTACCCCAATCTGGTAAATACAAGTGTGGCTTGTCTACGATACTCTTCCAGTCTCCTCCCCAAGCAAGTCCTAAGCCTTTTGCTATCGTTGCCACCTTTTTGAAGTGACCTTTGCTGTCGTTATATGCATCATCTGACACGCTGCCATCTCCATCCACATCCATTTTTAAGTAGAAATCAAAGGCAATGCCCCACTGATGCTGACTGCTATAGCTACTGCCTTTGGCATTGGTTACAATGTTGCCAGGCTTGGTACGCCCCTGAGCATAGAGAGCATCCTGCTCCGCTACCGTTCTGAAACATTCACCTATTTTAATATGAATACCCTGAGAAGCACATATGCTAATAAGTTCTTTAGCTTTTGCTTGTAACCTTGGATGGCATTGTGTAATATCTCTTCCCATATATTACTCCTCCTTTACTGCTCGCTTTCTCTGCTCATCATCAATCCTTAACTGTTTAATATCCTCTATATTCTGCAAAGCTTTTTGTGTTACCGGATTGTCATTCCACCATGCAACCAGTGATGCACCTACAGTCAGTAATAAAGTACAACCAGTGTATACATCTTCCTCAGAAAACGGTAACGGATTCCATCCTGACATTGTAAGCACCTGATTAGTTAAGGCAAATACTAATACTACAGTTCTTGCAATAACCGGTGCTGAAACTTTTAACCTGTTCATTTCTTGTTCCTCCTTCCAACTTGTACATTGTTCTTTTCCTCAATTATACTTATTCTCACTTCATGGTCTTCTATTCTATCGTCTTGATCTGCATTGTGTTCCCATATCTTTTTGTGAGATTCTGAATTATGCTTATACTTATTATTGAAGTCATCTTCAATTCTACTAAATGAACTGTTTGTACTCTGTATAGTATAGTTAAGTTTGCTTATCACCATTATAAGCTTACCTAAGAAACCTAACAAAGTACATAAGCCTACAAACAATCCTATTATTTCTGTTACTGACATAACCTCCTCCTTTCTACACTGCTGCTTTACTGTTGAACTTCCTTTCCTTTATATCAGCTACAGTTACTGTATCAAGAGCATACCATATAGCTGAAAATGTATGAGGGTCTATATTGAATTGATCGTAAATAACATTTCCTTTGCTATCTTTCTTATACGTCAGATCTTTTAGTTCCCTTATTGTATTCTTACATACTGGACTTATAACAATTTTCTTAAAACGTTTTATCTTTCTTGTATTTGATAACCTGGAACCTGCAAACTTATTCTTACATGCTCTTATACTAAAACCACATTGCCTGTAATACTGAATAGCTTTTGGGTCTTCGTTATCGGCTACTATCATTTTATTTACACCTTTTGCTGCATACATTTTGATATTCTTTTTTAACTCTTGCATCTTAGGCTCTTGTGCAAACACATCATCTGTAATGTGGTTCATATATATCTCATCATATATGTATAAGATACCATTCTTCTGGTCTACTGACATACTCATTACTGCATTGTACGATTCCTCGAAACCAAAGTCAAATCCAAAGTACCTGTTCTCATCACCTAAAGAACGAATAGCATCTTTAAACAACTTAGCACTATTGGCTATTACAATCTGAGGAAGCACCCTTGTACCATTTGCACCAAACCTTCCTAGTCTTGCTACTCTCCATAATGGCTCATCATATTCTTTTATCTCATCTAATGTTTTGAGATAGTCTTTTGGTAAGAACACATTATCTTCTGGCACTGTATGGAAATAATACACCCCATTTCTAATCATACACTTTTTAGCATATAACTCTTCATCATTCAGAATAACCGTCTCATTACCATCATCATCTAAACGAATAAAGAAATGCCTATATACCCAGTTCTCTTTTCCTACTGGATTGCAGCTTAATATGAAATGCAACTTTATACCTGGTGTTCTTAAACGTCCTAGCAACTCTTTGTAACCATCGTACTTTATTTCACTGCATTCCTCTAACCATACTATACTTACACCATTGATTGATTTTAATTTAGCAGGTTTATCCATTCCTTTGAATATTATTCTTGAACCATTTGGGAACTTTAATTGCAAAGGAGATTTTAAACCAAGTACTAAGTTCTTTTTTCTTCTCCATTCAACAGTATCATCTGTAAATAGATTCATATCTGAAAGTATCTCAACAAACAAGTCATAGCAACTCTCACTCAAAGTATCATATACTTCTCTTACTACTAAGGCTTTGCGTTTCTCACTTAGCAACTTCAATATAATCTTGAATGCTATATGATAACTCTTTCCACTTCCATATCCACCTACACACAAGTAAGTTTTATAGTCCCAATCAGACATAAAGTCAAAGAACGCAGGTGATACTTCTTTTGTTAGGAAACTTGAAAATGCAATGGAGGATAAT